TTCCTACTATTTTAATACCTACACATAATCCATTGTCAGTATTAATATTATTACATTCTATATTACTACACTCTACATTTTTTGAACCAGCTATTAAAATAGCCACTATATCATCTCCCTTATAGTCAGCATAATATAAATTAAAGTTTGGATATTCCTTGTTATCAAAAATATATTTATAATTTTGAATTCTATCTTCTTGACAATCACATTCTAATCCAGAATTTTTAATATTATTTAAATTTATATTTTTAACCTTTGTATTATTAGCACCTGATATAAATACCATTATATTTCCCTTCATATAATGAGCCATTTGATCTCGTAAATTTACGTATTTTAAATTATTGTTTTTAATTACTAAGTTTATATCTGTTTTCTTTTCAAACCATTCATTTATCATATATAATGGAATATTAAGACTCTTAGATCTTATATTAAATGAGCTATCAATCTGCTTATATTTTGATAGGATAACAGTTGCGTTAGTTACTGGATTAGATTTATATATATACCCATTATCAATATCTGTTACTATTAAATAGGGCATAATATTTCCCACTGTACCTTTATGTAGACCATCGATGTCAGTTAGTCCTAATATTTCTCTGGGAAATGAATCTATATTTTTTATGTTGATATCATGTATGATTATATTTTTATTACCCAAGACTCCTGTATTATCAACTATAAAATCATTAACAACAACACCTAACCCATTAAAAACCAAGGCATATATATTACCTTCTGGTAAATCGCTCTTATTTTTGAATAATTCAGATTTAATTTCTCGATTTTCTAATAAAGGAATATAAACATTTTCAATCATTTCTGATTGAAGTTGGCAAATAACCTCCTTAACAAATATTTTTTCTTCACCATTTATATTTATAAATGCCTCTGGATCATGATCCCATAATTGATATAAAAATCTACGAGTATATAATGAATTTGAATATAAAAAATTTATAGGAACATTTTGTAGAGAATTTGGTAAATCTATAAATCTGCATATAATATTTTCTCCACCATTAATAGCAATTCCACATACTTCAAAATCTTTAATAATTAAATTCTCTATTAAGACGTTTTTATTACCGTTACCATGTATACCATGATGCGAAGATCTACCTAAAATTCCATTTTTAATATATATATTATTTGGAAAATCTCCATTTATCCCTTTAGCATCTCCAAAATCAGATGGGCCCTGTTTTTTTATAAAAGGTGATTTATTTAACTCAATACATGAAAAAAAACGTTGATGAATATAATGTAACATAGATTGTTCTATACTGAATCCATTTAAATCTAAAATTACATTATCGCATTCAATAGTGATTGCCGCAAAAAAACCAAACTGATAGGGTGGTGTTGGATAGTCACTTTTTTGTGACTCAGTTGGATGAAAGTTATCAAGAACATTCAATAAATCGTGACAATTTAATGAAGTATATATGTTACTATTTGGTGAAAAAATTATATTTTCTGTTAATTTATAAATTCCAGATTTTATAATTCTAAATGTCCCATTTTTAAAGTTTTCATTACTAAGTTGAATAATTGGCATAGAACTTAAATTATTAAAATTTTCGAGCATCTTTATATCATCTATTGTGTATAAATTATGATGATTATCGTATAGATTCAAATTGTCGTTAATCATTATATATATAATATATAATATATGTTAATATAATTAATTGTATAATTTACTATAAAATTATCTTAATTAATATTAATGTCTTGTTGTGAAATTATACCTAATCTTTGGTTAGGAAATATAAAGAGCGCACAAAATAATAATTTTTTTGAAAAATATAATATTCAAATTGTAATTAATTGTTCTAAGGACATCCCTTTTTTTTCAAATTACACTACTAACATTAGAATATCTATAAATGATAATTTAGAAGATTCAGAAATTGATAAAATGTATACATATTTAAATAATTCGAGTAATTTAATTAATAAAAATTTATTATTAAATAATGGAGTTTTAGTACATTGTTTCGCAGGTAAACAACGATCAGCTTGTATAATAGCTGCTTATTTAATTAAATATTGTAATATGTCACTAAAGGATTCTATACAAGCTATAAAATCAAAAAGATTAATATGTTTTACCCCTCAGATAAATTTTTTAAAATCATTAAAAAAATATTATCAAGATATTCATTCATCATAATATTTATTCATTCATCATAATATTTTTTCATTATAAATATAATCACAATGTTACATTATATTTTAAGCATGCTGATTTGGGAAAAACTTTATCTCTGTTTTGATATAATTTTTTATAACACTTAGCTATAGTAACTTCTGATATTTTACATGCTATAGATACTTGTCTTTTAGTAATATTTTGATTACATAGGGAACATGCTAAATATATTGATCCAGCGGCTATTGAAGGTGATGTATTATCTTCTACTAAATTACTTATACTTGTTTTAGCTTTCACTGCAATAAACTCCGAAATATGTTTAATATCAGCAGGGACTGTTAAATTTGAACAAAATCTATCAATATAGTCTAGGGGGTTAGATGTTCTTATTTTTAATTTATGACTATTGCTTATTCTCCATATTTCTTTAAATCTCTTAATCCCATGTGTCATATCCTGCATTTCAATTTTAAATATTCCTGCTATTTCTTTTGCTGATCTAGGAACTTTTATTTTTTTACAAGCTTGAAACACACATGCTGCTATAATACCTTGTCTATTAGATCCTCTAGATATACTAGTTTCACTTATTGTCTTATAATATGTTTTAGATTCTTCTATAATTATACTTGGTAATCCACCCTTTTTACATAATGTTGCTATTTGCGAATATACTTTCCATTGACTTCTTTCCTTATAAGGCATCGCATTCCATGAATTATATTGTTTCATTTTTCTGAAATTCCAAGTATTATTACTATAACTAAACCCTATCAATGATCCTAATGATGATTCAGGCAATAGGAAATTTGTTGGCATTCCCACTCTTTCGGGATTACTCGACTTGTTATCCGAATCCCCATAATACCTATATTCTACATTATGGTTTAATCTTTTTTGTTGAAAAATACCACATTTAATACAGTATAATTTACCATCATCATATGCTAAAGTATTTGTTTTACAGAATTCACAAAAATCTTTATTAAAATTATCGTCACTATTTGTATTGTCGTCACTATTTGTATTGTTGACACAGTTTATATTATCTTCACATTTTATATTATTTATATTTTTTTCATCAATATCTGTTAATGATTTAAAAATATCCCAAACGTCGGTATCATTCATATAGAAATATAATATTTTTAAATAAAAATTAATATTTAAATACTTTTTATCAAATTTTATTTAAATACTAATGTTAATTTTATGAAAATAACGTTTGTACATTCGCATATTTTTCATTAGGTTTTTGTCGAATATCTGCCTGTAATGATACTACTTCCCTTCTTTGGGTAATAAATCCTTCAATTCTATTTTTTTTTAAATCAATATAATATATTTCAGGTACTAATAACTTATTTAAAACATATTCATACGGTATTGATACATATCCCGATAAACCGAAATTTTTACCATACGATAACTGTAATATAAATACTTCTCTATCCTCCACATACCCAACAATAAGTCCGGTTATACCACCTACTCTTTTATCAATTTTAAAATCAGGCAGCCATAACTTATCAACTATTTTTTTAAGATCATAATAAAGAGCTATTCCTATAATTAAAGGCATATCATTTTGTAACATTATTTTTAATAGGTTAATATTATTATCAATTCTATATATTTCTAAAAATTTAAAAGCTTCTGCTACTTTATAGTTAATATTACTTGGTGAATTGTTTAAATTATCCAAGGTATATTCGAAATCTATTTCTGAACAAAACCCATATTTAATTATAGATCTAAATATTACATCATATGAAAGTATTGATTTTATCTCCGGAAAATACGCACAATTATGATAAATAAATAATCTAGAGGGAGGGAAAATTGGTAATTTATTTTTTTTAAGTAGATAATTCAACATTGAACATACTGTTGCTATTGGATGAATAGGTATTAACCCTACATCTAATACTGGTGGACAATTTACTCTTAAATCGATATAATTTGATAAGTTATCCTCGTATTTGCTAATAAGTTTGTTTAAATTATCTAAAGTAATCTGTTCAAATTCTATTAATGGATATGAAGGGACCCAATTATATTTAGTATTATAAAAACTTTTTTCATGACTATTATTATTATTAAGTATACTTTCTGAATTACCCATTTAATAACTATATTATAAAATTTTTAAATAAAAATCATATAATGTTAATAATTAATTAAATTCATATTTTTTATCTGGTAATATTTTTAATATATTTATAGATTCTATTTTAAAATTATCCATATCATAATTAACAGTTTTTGATGATTTAAGTTTATTATTTTTAAGTTTTTTTAATAATTCATTATTTAAGGTTTCTTTTAACGAACTATTAATTTTTCCACTTGCAACTAGATTAGATACATACTGTATTATTTTTTTTTTCTTCTGGTAATTATCTAATTTGTTCCATTTTTTATTATAATCTGTTTCTGAAATAAATTTAGAAAGTTGTTTCATATTATCTAAATTATTTATATCTTCTTCTTTTTTCCCGATATTTTTTCTTAAATTTCTTCTATAATTTAATGATGATACTTTATATTGAAATTGTGATAAAGCATATACGTTACCTTTTATATTTTTAATATTGGTATTATCGATTATTTTTTCCAAATCTTTTTTATCGTTTATACTTAAATTTAATTTATTAATCTTGTTTTTAATATCTTCAATATCTTTGTCGAAATTAGAATTCATCCTAAATATATTAGAAATGTAAGCTTTATATCAAATTTATTTATAAAACAACAACTTCAATATTTTTATTTTCCTTTAATTTTATAGGACTGTTTCCTACATTATTAGATAAAAATTTATTTTTAACGCATTTATACACATTATTTAATTTATTACAAAATTTATTACAATTAGTTTCGGGTTTCTTAATATCTTGATCTGTATCGCATAATTCTATATTCATGTTTTTATGTTCACATTCATTACAGTAATTATCATTATATTCTATTTTATCTTTTTTTAAAATTACAGCGGGTGTTGTATTAGAAATAATTATGTCTTTGTTTTTAGACATTTAAATTTAAATATAGATATATAATATTTTTTAAATAATAACATTAAATTTGATAATATTATTATTAATTTGATAATATTATATAATTTAAATAATAAATGCTAAATGATATATTTATTATAAATCTAAATAGAGAAATAAAAGAAATTTGTAATGATTATATGAATACACAAAATTCACCTATATTATTAGACCAGTTAGTATCTTATACTTGTTTTATCTTAAAACAAATTTACGATAAAAAAAAATCAAAATATTTTTATGCTGAAATTATCGAACAACTCATATTTGAAAATATAGAATATTTGAATAATAAATATAGCTTCAAATTAGACACTAGTCAACAAAATAATATATTAAACCAATTAGACTTTATAAATAAATTAGTATTACCTGAACAAAGAAGCGCAGAATGGTTTGAAAGTAGAATGAATAGTATTGGAGCAAGTGAATTAGCTACAGTATTTAATAAAAACCCTTTCTGTAGCAAAAAAAAATTTATTCTTAAAAAATGTGGTTATATTGATCCAAATGCTAATAAAAATATAAGCATTCATTGTTTACATGGTGTTAAATTTGAAGAAGTAATTCAAAAACTTTATGCTAAAAGAAATAATACTATATTGAAAGAGTATGGATCAATACCACATCCTAAATACTCATTTATTAGAGCTTCTCCTGATGGTATTACTAAAGAAGGCGTAATGGTAGAAATTAAAGCTCCATTTCAACGTGAAATATTAGGATTACCTCCTATATATTATTGGTTTCAAATGCAACAACAATTAGAAGTTTGTGATTTAAATAGATGTGATTTTTTAGAATGTAAAATTGTTGAATATTCTTGGAATGAATTTGTTGAAGATAATTTTAATGGAAATTTTACAAAAACAAGTGAAAATTTAGAGAAGGGTCTTATCTTAGAATATAAAAATGTTGGAGAAACTAATCCATGGAGTATACATGGATATTTTTATGCTGATTTAGGGTTGTCCCTGGAAGAACACAAAAATTGGGTTCATAAAACAAAACAGAAATTATTAAATGACAATCTTAAAACATTCAGTAGAGTTATACCTTGGAAAATTAATAAATATTCTTGTATACCAATTTATAGAAATAAATATTGGTGGAAAAATAATATCCCAATTATTGAAAATTTTTGGGATGAATTACTTTTATATAAAAAAAATGGATACGATAGTTTAATACCCGATAGTAAAGTAAAAAAAAAGAAAACACCAACATGTTATGATTTTTTAGAAATAAATGACAGTGATACGGAGGAAACTAATAAGCATAAACCCAAGAAAAAAAAATATTTTACTAAATCATATGATTTTATAGAAGATAATGAAAACTAAATAGATTACTTAAGCAAGTAATTTATTTTATTAATAAAAAATTAAATAAATTACTTAAACAAAAAATAATATTCTGCGTTAAGATATTTTTTTAATTACTAATATATTATAGTAATGGATATTCCTGAATTTATTAAAGAAAACTATTATATTGATAAAAAAATTGGCAGTGGGTCATTTGGTGAAGTATGGAAAGCAATAAATCCTAAAAATAATAGTATAGTTGCTATTAAAATAGAAAAAAAGAAAAAAAACTCAAGACTTGAATTTGAATATAACATTTATAAAGACTTGTCTGAAAATTCTGGTATACCTAAAACATATTGGTATGGTAGTATTAATAATAAAAACATATTAATAATGGATTATTTAGGACCAACTCTCGAAGACTTATTTAATTTTTGTGATAAAAATTTTTGTCTAAAAACGGTTTGTATGATTGCTATTCAGTTACTATCAAATATTAAAATTATACATGATAAGGGTTTTATACATAGAGATATCAAGCCTGATAATTTTTTAATAGGAACAAAAAAGAAAAAGGGTATTATATATTTTATTGATTTTGGATTATCTAAAAAATTTATTGACAATAATAATGAACATTTGGATTATGTAAAAAATAGTAGTTTTACAGGTTCTTTCAGATATTCAAGTATAAGAAATCATAAAGGTATATCCCAAAGTAGGAGAGATGATCTAGAATCTTTAGGATATATGCTTATTTATTTTTTAAAAAAAAAACTTCCTTGGCAAGGTTTAAAAGGATCTACTAAAAGTAAAAGATTAAAAAATATTTTTTCAGTCAAAAGAAATACTTCATTGAATGAACTATGTTCAAATATACCAAATGAATTATTATATTATATGAAATATGTAAGATTGCTAAGATATAAGCAAGCACCAAATTATAATTATCTTATTCAATTATTTCATAATATTATGTCTAAAAACAATTACAAATACGATTATATATTTGATTGGAATATAATAGCAAAAAAGAAAAAATTAGAGAGAAAAGATGTTAATTAATATAGATAATCTTATATTAATTAATATAGATATTCTTATATTAATTAATTTTATTTAAAAGTAAATAGTCAAGTATAAATATTATGAGTGTAAAATTAACAGATGGAAATAATTTTTTATTATTAAAAAGAAATGAATCAATCAATTTGGAACTTAAATTAAATGTGTCAAGTTATGGTCATACATGGTCAAATATCGGTGATCAATTATATAATTTTGGTATAGGTAAGGATATTACAGAGATATTAGTTAATAGTTACCAATTTAATTATCTGAAAAATTTAAATAATAGTGTTCCTGAATAACCCTTAATCTGAAAAAATTTTTGAAAATATAGAATAAAGAGAATATTTGGGATATAAAATTCCAATAACAGTAATTAAAATATTAA